AACCAGTCCTGACGGAATCACCTGGACTACTAGGAGCAGCGGATTGACCAGCATATTATATGGCGTCACTTGGTCTGGAACACAGTTCTGTATTGTTGGAGCTAGTGGTAAGGTCAAAACCAGTCCTGACGGAATCACCTGGACTACTAGGAGCAGCGGATTGACCAGCATATTATATGGCGTCACTTGGTCTGGAACACAGTTCTGTATTGTTGGAGCTAGTGGTAAGGTCAAAACCAGTCCTGACGGAATCACCTGGACTACTAGGAGCAGCGGATTGACCAGCACATTATATGGCGTCACTTGGTCAGGAACTCAGTTCTGTCTAGTTGGAGCTAGTGGTAGGATCAAAACCAGTCCTGACGGAATCACCTGGACTCTCAGAACTAGCGGAACATCACAAACACTAAACGATGTCACTTGGTCAGGAACTCAGTTCTGTGTTGTTGGAAATAGTGGTACGCTAAAAACTAGTACCAATGGCATCACCTGGACTACTAGAACTAGCGGAATGACTAGCACATTAAAGGGCGTCACTTGGTCTGGAACACAGTTTTATATCGTAGGATTAAATAGTGCAAGCTTAACCAGCTCTAATGGCATCACCTGGACTACTAGGAGCAACGGAACGGCAAGCACATTAAGGGGCATTACATGGACAGGCACTCAGTTCTGCGCTGTCGGAAATAGTGGTACGATCATAACTAGTCCCGATAACCTCACCTGGACTACTAGAACTAGCGGAACGACTAGCACATTCTACGATGTTACTTGGTCTGGAAGTACGTTCTGTGTTGTTGGGGCTAGTGGTACGATAAGAACTAGTACCAATGGCATCACCTGGACTACTAGAACTAGCGGAACGACTAGCACATTATATGGCGTCACTTGGTCAGGAACTCAGTTCTGTATTGTTGGTGCTCTCGGTACGATAAAAACTAGTACCAATGGCATCACCTGGACAACACAAACAAGCGGTACCAGCGAAACATTAAATGACGTCACTTGGTCTGGAAGTACGTTTTGTGCTATTGGTAATGCGAGCACAACCTTAACCAGCTCTAATGGCATCACCTGGACTACTAGAACAAGCGGGTACGTTCGAGGATTATACGATGTTACTTGGACAGGCACTCAGTTCTGTGCTGTTGGTGGAGATAATGGCTATTCCGGTATGGTCATAACTAGCCCCGATGGCATTACATGGACTCTTAGATTTGGTAATACCAATACCTACGGAACGGATACACAAAATATTCGCGGAATCGCATGGACAGGCACTCAATTCCTCACTGTGGGTGACTGCACCATAGTAAGAACTAGCCCTGATGGCATCACCTGGACCACTAGAACCAGCGGAACTCACCAGGCACTTCAGAACGTCGCATGGTCAGGCACTCAGTTCTGCGCTGTCGGGGCGCTCGGACGGCTTCTAACCAGTCCTGACGGAATCACCTGGACTACTAGAACCAGCGGAACGACCGCAATACTGTACAGCGTTACTTGGTCAGGAACTCAGTTCTGTGTTGTTGGGGCTAGTGGTACGATCATAACTAGTCCCGATGGCATCACCTGGACTACTAGAACCAGCGGAACGACCGCAATACTGTACGATGTTACTTGGTCAGGAACTCAGTTCTGTGTTGTTGGGGCTAGTGGTACGATAAGAACTAGTCCTGACGGAATCACCTGGACTACTCGAACAAGTGGGACCACTTCAGCATTATATGGAGTTGTATGGACTGGAACTCAATTCTGTGCTGTCGGTGCAAGTGGAAGAGTAATAACCAGCTCTGATGGAGTTACATGGACTCTCAGAACTAGCGGAACGGGAAGCACATTAAATGAAGTAGTCTGGTCTGGAACACAGTTCTGTTTTGTCGGTCAAAGTGGTATGATCAAAACCAGTCCTGACGGAATCACCTGGACTAGTAGAACTAGCGGAACAACACAAACACTGAACGCTATCACTTGGTCAGGCACTCAGTTCTGTCTTGTTGGTAATTCTGCTACAATCAGAACTAGTCCCGATGGCATCACCTGGACTACTAGAACCAGCTGGACGACCGATTCATTTAATGATATTACATGGACAGGAACTCAGCTCTGTGCTGTCGGCTTTACCGGCAGAATAATAACTAGTTAAACGAAAAGGAGATTATATGTTTTTAAAAATTGATAACAATGAGCTTGTTGTATATCCATACAACATAAATTTGGTGTATAGTGAAAACCCGAATACTAGCTTTCCAAATAATATAGAGTCCGAGTTTTCACTATTAATAGACTTTGGGATTCATAGAGTCTTTGCCACTCAATGTCCAGAATACGATGCGCTGCTTCAAAAGTGTGTCGAACTGCAACCAATTCTAATTGAGGGAGTTTGGACCCAACAGTGGGAAGTTCAAGAACTTACCACCGACGAAGTCCAAGTAGTGTATGATACACATGCGGCAGAAGTTAGAGCTAATCGATATCGTCTATTAGTTGAAAGCGATTGGACTCAATTTAAAGATGTGAGTGATGATATATCTAATATATACACAGTGTACCGACAAGAGTTGCGTGACTTAAGCGAGCAGCCCGAATTTCCATTTAATATTGTATGGCCAACAAAACCACAATAAAGGAGACTTAAATGACCCTCAAAGGAGCAAAATAATATGACAACACAATGGACAATCGCACAACTCGAAAGAACCACAGCAGATGGTGGAGTGACTATCGCCCACTGGAGAGCCACACTCTCCGACGGTGAATACTCAGCCAGCTCATACGGCACCTGCTCTTTTACACCTGACCCAACAGCAGAAGGCTTTATAGCCTTTGAAGCCCTGACGGAGGCTCAGGTACTTGAATGGGTCTATGCAGCTCTGGACAAGGACGCTGCCGAAGCATCTTTGTCAACTCAGATAGAGGCTCAGAAGGCTCCGATAACACAAGCTGGCCTGCCCTGGTAAAGAGCATAAAAAAGGGGCTGCAAAGCCCCTTTTTATTTACTCTACTACCTCACCTTCCAAGGGAGCTTCCAGCTCCTTACCTAGCAGGTCTGTAAAGCCGCGAGTAGCGACCTCAATCTGGTCTAGTCTAGCTCGAGACTGTGACCCCTGTTGCTGTAGATCACTGATTTGACTAATGATATACTTCGCTTTTTCACTAAGTTCATCGACTTTATACTCTTTGTCGTTGAAGGTAATGGTCTGTACTGCATTTTCTGTTACTTCTGCCATAATATATAGGTTCCTATTTATTTAAAGATATCTTGCCAGTTACCGGTAGTGCTCGCGCGAGAATACTCGGTGGCTCGGTTTTCAAAAAAGTTAGCGTGTTCAACGCCGTTTAACATATAGTCTAGCCAATCCAAAGGATTCTTCTCACTTCCAAAGATCTTCTTCAAGCCTAGTCCTAATAGTCTGCGATCTGCAATATAACGAATATATCCTTTTACTTCTTCAGGAGTTAAATCAGGTACATCAGCTCCTTCAAAACAAAGGTCAATAAACGCATCTTCTAGCTCTACTGTACGCTCCGCCGCACAATAAATTTGGTACTTTAAGTCATCAGTCCATAGTTCTGGGTTTTCCTGAATAAAAGTCCTAAATAGTCGGCTCATACCTTCTACATGTAAACTCTCATCCCGCACAGACCAAGTTACAATCTGCCCCATACCCTTCATTAAGTTATGTCGTGGAAAATTTAGTAGAATTGCAAAACTACTAAACAATTGCACACCTTCGGTGAAACCGGAGTAGATAGCCATAGTTTTAGCTATGTCCATCTTAGTTTCCATACCAAAGTTACTTAAGTACTCATGCTTGTCCAGCATTTCTTTATGTTCAAAGAACTTCTGGTATTCATCATCACCAAACCCAAGGGTTTCTAGCAATAATGAATATGCTTCTTGATGTACTGCTTCCATTGCTGCAAAAGCAGATAACATCATTCTTACTTCAGGCTGCTTGAATGTAGGTAGATAATGCGTAGCATATCCACAACATACATCCACATCAGCCTGTGTAAAGAATCTAAAGATATTAGCAATAAGTTTCTTATTGCCATCAGTCATCTTCTCTCTATAATCTTTTAAATCATCTGCTAGGTTAACTTCATCAGGTAGCCAATGCATATGTTGTTGTGCTTTGTAGTGCTCAAAAGCCCAAGGGTAATTAAAAGGTTTATAATACTCTCTTTCTTCTAGTAAACTCATCTCTACCCCTCACACGCTAGACAACCTTCATCGTCTATGCTTTCCAATAAATATTGTCTTAGTACTTCATCTGATACGTTCTCAGCTCGTTTCATCGCTTCACTACGCAAGTAGTATAGAGTCTTTACTTTCTTCTTCCAAGCCATCATATGTACTGCGTGCAACTCTTGCTTTGATATGTTTGCAGGGAAAAATACGTTTAAAGACTGACTTTGGCATATAAGAACTTGTCTATCTGCTGCAAATTCAATAAGCCATCTCTGGTCTAACTCTACTGCTGTTTTAAATACTTCTTTAGTATAGTCGTCTAAGAAGTCTAGATGCTGTACTGAGCCTCCGTTTGTGATTATACTTTTCCAAACTTCGTCCGTATTTTTATCCATTTCATCCAAAGCGAATTCCAAATACTCATTTTTAAGAAGGCTTGAACCACTTTTTGTCTTCTGAGTAAATGCATTAGCTCTGTAAGGCTCGATACTAGGACTTGTATTACCACATATAATACTGCTGCTGGCATTAGGAGCAACAGCAAGAAGGTGAGCGTTACGTACAGTGCCAGAAGTATCATCTGGACATGCACCTCTTTCCACTGCGAGTTGTTTTGTTGCACGAACTGCCTCCGATTTAATCCTACTGAACATTTTAATGTTTGCACCTTTTGCAAGTGCCCCTTCAAAAGCTATATTGTGTCTTTGTAGATAAGCATGAAAGCCCATAGCTCCTAGACCAATACTTCTTTCTCTTTCTGCACTTAACTTTGCTCTGTGTAACTCTGCTGGAGCATTTGCTATGAAGAAAGTCAATACATTATCTAACATACGTACTAGGTCAGGAATGAATTGGTCATTGTTCTTCCACTCATCATATTCTTCCAAATTTACACTAGATAAACAACATACTGCTGTACGCTCATTATCAGTAGCAAGTGTAATCTCAGAGCACAAATTTGAGTGATGTACTTGTAGCCCAAGCTTTTTTTGAAAGTCTGGAAGGGCCGCTTGAACCGTATCTTTAAACATAATATATGGTTCGCCTGTCTCTACTCTATTCTGAATCAGCTTTACCCAAAGAGTTTTAGCAGATACAGTTTTTACTACCTTTTGCGTATGTGGGTCAATTAAGTTCCATGAATCATCAAATCCTTCTACTCTTGTAGCTTGTTCAATCAGATTCATGAACTCATCAGATATAGTAACGGCATGATGTAAATTAGTGGATTTCCTGTTAACGTCACCACCTGTTGGTTTCCGCATATCCAAAAATTCTTCAATCTCAGGATGTGATATGTCCAAATATGCTGCATAGCTACCTCGTCTAGTTACACCTTGTGAAAATGCTAACATTTCTGCATCAACTACCTTTAGAAATGGTATTACTCCAGTACTCTCTGACCCCGCAGAGGTTTTACTTCCTACTGAGCGAATGTCATTCCAACATCCCCCAATCCCGCCACCTACACTTGAAAGAAAAGCATTTTCAGTGTAATGGCCTGTAAGCCCTTGTCGGCTATCTTCAACGTAGTTTAGAAAGCAGCTAATTGGAAGTCCACGATTTGTACCGCCATTACTAAGAATGGGTGTAGAAAACATAAACCATAATTTACTTGCATAATCGTACAGCCTCTGCGCGTGTGCTTCATCATCAGAAAAGGCTTTAGCTGCTCTAGCAAATGCGTCTTGGGGAGAAGTTTCCCCTTCAATCAAATATCTATCCTCTAGTGTTTTAATACTAAATTCTGATAAGTATTTATCCCTGTTATAGTTAAGCTGCATCGAGCATTCTCCGTGTTACTTCTGACAAATTATCAGCCCCTATTGCATCGTCGCAATATGTTATTAAATCCATTAACTCATAGTTCTTGAGTAAAATTTCTGCATTAGCATTCAACTCTTGAATATACTTGTAATGTCCTGGAATAGGTATGCTATCATAGATTGTCATAGCGTCCCCATACTCTTTTATTAACTGTTCTGCACGTTTTGGGCCAATACCATTAATGCCTGGTACGTTATCTCCTTTATCGCCAGTTAGGCACTTAAAGGATATATACTCCTCACGAGAAACACCGTAATGCTCAGACCAATTCTCTACTGTTATTTCTTTTCTAGTGACATAAGAGAACCTATTTACTCCATCTTGGATTAGTAAGTCCCAATCTCGGTCACTAGATATTAGCCAAATATTATTTAATTTATACTTGTTCTTATGTTTTACTAGGTGGGCAGCAAGATCATCTGCCTCTACACCTTGAAAACGAATCACTTTATAACTCTCTGCTAGTAACTCTAAGGTTTCTTCATACTCTTCAAAAAAGTCTTTGAAAGCCTGTGCTTCTGCCTCTGTTTGTGTCTCGTATTTATCTTTTCGGTTCTGCTTATACTCGGGTAAAATTTCTTTTCTGTAGCTAGACGAACCCCAGTCGGCTGTGATAATCACATTCCCACATTTATAAGACGTTGCTAAAGATTTTACTGTTGTAACATAATCATGTCGAAAGTCTGTTCTACCTGCGTGTTTCCATCTAAAAGCTAAGTTCAAAGCATCAACTATAAGTGTTGAACCTGCATCTATCTCATTAAAATTAAAAGCCACCTATAAACTCCACTACTTCATTCTTTAACCATTCTTCTGCTAGTAGTGCGTAGCAGTCAAGAAACGAGATATACATCCACTCTGTGCATACTTCTGGTTTCTTGGCTGTACATACAAACACTTTAGAGCGGTCATATTTGAAAAATAATAAAGGCTTCTGGTCTCCGCCGTCTGCCTGTACTACTACCTTTTTCCACCAACGAATTAAATCATTTGTTTTTGGTTGTGTAAATACTTTATCACTAAGTGGGGACTCTTTGTAGTTCTTAACCTCTATGCAGAAATGGTTTCTTTGATTAGGAACATATAAGTCTCCCTTCAAATATTCAAGTGCTCCTGAGGCGGGAACTCTTTCAAACTTCAGCCCTGTTAACTCTCGAAGCATGTCCCTTACTAGATACTCCCCTCTCGCTCCCTTCGCTCTCGAATCTACCATAATCTCCCTCTGTCTTGCCACAATAACTACATGACTTGTTTTCTTCTACATGATGTTTACACTCATCATAAGCCCACCAAACTCTTCTCCTACCTGCTCCCACTATTCTAATCCACTAACGTTCCCGTTCTTGACCACTTCTATTTTCTCAAGAAGTGGGTGCGTCCATCCATGCGATACAATGTAAGTATTCAGGTCTTCGCCTAATAGTACTTCTACCATCTTCTCGCGACCTGCATCATCTAATACGTTGATGACTTCATCTAGAAATAATACATTGATTCTAGACTTCGAAATACTACTCATTAACTTGCGAATTGCGATAAGGGTAGCAGTGTTAACTCTAGCTAACTCTCCAGAAGAAAGAGCTAGAATATCTACTATATTACCGTTATCCGTTATCTGCACATTCAACTTATCATTAGAAACTACAAACTCTAAGGTGAATCTACCGTCAGAAAGTTCTCCAAGATACTCATTAGTTAGCTCTTCTAACTCTTTCACTAAGTTTTCTATCTTATATGCTAACAATCCATTAGTGCTAAAGGCTTTCTTTAATACTTCTAAATTATTATCTAATTTAACACAATCATCCAACTCGGCTTGGCAGGCATTTAATTGTTCAATAAACGCATCTGTTTGCTCCTGAATTACTTGTATTCTAGTATTCTTCTTAGTTCTTAGTTCATTCTCCTTCGAGAGTTTCGATATAGTGTCTTTTGCGTTTTGTAGTGTCTCCTGTAAGCTAGAAATCCTACTATCAAGCTGTCCTTTGTCCACAGGCTCACTTTGTAAGCCGTGGTCAATAGACCTGTACAAATCTTCCCAATCTTTCTTAGCCTTTGCATTAGCTGCGTAGACATTATTGTTCGCTTTAATTCTTTCAATTTCATCCATCAACTCCTTCATTTTAGTACTAGCGGAGCTACTCTTCTCCACTTCCGCCTCCATGAGACCCTGTTTGAAGGAATTATCAACAGATTGTTCACAAGTAGGACAAGTATCCCCCAATCCCTCCAGCTTTTTCAAAAGCCGTTGAGCACCCGCAGCGACTGCGTTTAGACTACCTACTTCAGACTGCAAAGTATCATAGCTTTCTAACTGTTTAACACTAGAATCAGTTATTGCTGCAATATCAATAGTACTTATAATAGCCTTATATTGATTATTTTTACTGATTTTTTTATTTTTCTCCGAGATATTTTGAAGTTCTATCGTCAAAGAAGCCAATGCCTTCTCATCTTCGGATGTATTAATATCAAAATCTAACAGGGGTACTATATTGGTATCCCCTAATTTATTATCTTCGAGCCATTTTTCTACGGTCAATAACTTAGAAGTTATACTTGCAATACTAAGTCCTGATTGCTTTGATGCCTCTTTAAATATCTCGAACAATTCGACATAATGTTCCAAGTGCAACAAATCTATCAAGAACTTCTTACGGTTTGCGTCAGTAGCAGTAAGAAACTGTAGACTAGCATTCGTATTCTGATATACTAGCTGTGAAAATGTCTTGAAGTCAATACCTATAATATCTTGTATAGACTTATAAGTATTTGTAGCTGTGTGGCTAGAGATATCTTCTCCAGCTTTTTCCAGCTTTACTTTAATAGTAGAGCCTCTATTTACTGTTATCTCATAGCTTTCGTCATCTTTGACAAAGGAAAGGTAGATATTATAGCCATTATTAATATAACGATTTGGAATATCTGCCTTCTTAATACCCTTAGAGTTTTTATTATATAGAACCTCTTCAATAATTAACGGTATGGAGGACTTCCCCATACCGTTAGTACCGATAATTTGTGTTACTATGTTTTCATCTAGCTGTAGCTCATTGCCTGAGCCGTAGCTAAAGCAATTATCCCATTTCAGCTTTTGAAGCGTAATCATTATAAGTTCCTAGAATGTCTGGTATTTTATTTTCTGATATTTCTAATATGTAGCTTAGGTACTCTATCAGCTCCTCTTCTACAGTCATATCTTTACTAATAATAAGACTTGCTTCTGATTTTCGAACTACTACTTTCTTATCAAGAAGGTCTGAGTTCTTAATACCTGCTAAGTCTTGAATGTCGCCCTGTATTTCATATATAGTATGGTCATAAGGCGTAGATATCATATCATCTTGACTACTTACTGTTTTACGAATTAGCTGTGGAAGATTGAAAGCCTCCCACAACCAAGTCCAGTCGTGTTCATTAATGAGAATATATCCTGTCTTTACTGCACTTCTATGAAAAGAGGTAGTCATAGGACTGCCTGGATACACTATGTTACGTTGGCAATTGCTGTGTGCATGTAAATCACCAGCGAAAACTACAGGGAACTCTGAAAACCTTTCTAAATCAATCTCAGGCTTTACATGAGGAGGTATTTCACCTCGTACATGTGTAAACAGTGCTTTAGTCTTATCAAAATGTTCAACACTGTCTTTTCTATGTAGATCTGCGTAAGGCAGAATACCAAAGCCTAAATCATCATCAATATAAGAAATATCAACAATGTGTATCAAAGGATTAATATCCCTTGATACTTGTTTTAACTGAGTAAAGAATGTCTTGTTCTTCCTAGTAGCTTCATGATTGCCATCGTAGATAATGGTTGGAATCTTTACTGATCGAATAAACGAAAAGTAAAGTTCCAACTCTTCCATGTTCGGCAGCCTATCAAATAAATCACCACCTATAATGTGCATATTGCACTCTTTCTCTAAATCATAGATTTGTTGAAAGAATAGATTGTAGCGATTTAATGCCCATGCTACTGGGACATTCTTCTGTCCCAGCTTTATGTGCCAATCTGCCGTGAATAAAATCATCCTACTTTAAACTCAGACTCTAACATTTCATCATCGTTATCTTTACTGCCTGTTCGTAGACGATCCAGAAGTTCTTTCTGTGCGTCTGGTGTTGGGCGAGGCATAACATCATCCATAGACTTCAGCTCTGAAATTGTTTCAATCTCTTCTTCGCTCAAAGGACGATTTTTGCACTTTAGTACTTGCAACTGATACTCTACGTTGTAAGGGAGTGGGCCAGTTTTTACTCGCTTAAAGCAAATATCCCATCCATCTACAACATCCGTAGGGTCTCCAAGACCATCCTGTGCTGTCTGCACAATCTGCTCCCACAACTTCTTCTTCAAGTTTACAACTTTCAGCTTACCATCGTTAGGGTCGATACATTGTGTAGCGTAAGACCAGCCACATTTAAGATCGGGGTAATACTCACGAACCCAATCTTTCTCTGCATTATTAAAACGCTCTGCGTTTCTATCAAAAGACAGACATTCTAGTGGAAGGTTTTTACCGTTCTCGCCTTCAATCCAGTAAACATAACGAGCAAGAATGTCACCTACGATGCGCATCTTGTTTTCGCCATCTTTGAATACGAAAGTATCCATGCTTGATTTTTGTGCAGAACCTTTTTGATTGTTAAATGATATAGCCATTAGTGTATATTCTCCTTAGTGACTTCTTCGTATAAGAAATGAACGGAATGCTCATCCATACTCAGTAGTCTATTATTGTTTATAAACTCCAAATCTACTGGAACATGCAGTAAATCTAGTGTTACTTTTCGAGAGACGATATATTCCCCCAAACTTCGCAGTGAAGCTAGGGCATAGTATTCTGCAGTCTCACGGTGCGAATACTTATATGACTCAAACAATAGTATGTCTGGATGCACCAGAAAACTATCGCCTGAGAAATTCTTAGTAGCAAGATTATATATTGGATCGTAAGTATTTTTTGGAATGCGTTTGGTTATAATCATTTCCATAATACGATTACATAAAGCAACACTGCCCTTTGCTTCATCATATACCTTCTGCCAGTCATACAAGAACAATATTATACTCCTATTTAGGGTAATTGTCAAGAATTATTTTTCAAAGGTACTTCATGTGGTAGCCTTCTTTCAAGTAGTACCCCACTCTATTAGAGGCTTGCCGCTGTGCAGTTTTGCCTTTTAAGTGTATGTCTACTATAACAGGGTCTACCTTACCTTCCCTTTTCCGTATTACGCGACCTATTAACTGTGTTAATAAAGGTTCGTTATTAACTGGTGTAGCTAGAATAAGACAACTTAGACTATCTACAGAAATACCTTCCGAGAAAATTGCTTGTGTACCATATAGTACATTCTTATTCCCACTTAGTACTTCTTCTACCAATTTCTCCCTGTCCTCATGCGATACCTCACCCGTAACACAAACTGCTCTGTCACCAGTCAGCTCGGCGCAAGCTCTGAGGAATGCGACTCGGTCGCTTACTACTAATACTTTATGCCCTCTTGCGGCGTAGGCCGCTGCCAGCATTGCTATCGTATGACGATATTCCTCATCATTTGATAATTTAGTTACTCTGTTAGCCCATGGAATACTAGCCCCATCCATAAATCGTATTTCTGATTTTACTAGATGAATGCTAGGCACCATGTAGTTTTCCTTTGGAGGTCTAAAGATTTTACTACCAAAGAAATCTCTAAACACAACATGCTTTCCATCCTTTCGTTCTATGGTGCCAGATAACCCTATCTTATACCTACAGTAGTTTGTATCTATAATCTTAGAGAACGTAGGGCTGCTAACATGGTGCATTTCGTCAAGTATAATAGTTCCAAACTCCTTTCGAATTTTGGGAATGTTTCGGTATAAGCTCTGAGTATTGCCAATAACAATCTTATTATCAATCTCAAACTTACCGCTACCTATTATACCTGGCGTAAACCCATAAACCTTCTCCACTTCCTTTGCCCATTGATTTCTCAAAGGCACAGTATGTGTTACTATGAGAGTCTTCTGCCCTAGCTTACCGGCTATAGCAAGACCTGTGAAAGTCTTACCCCAGCTCACCCAGGCATTAATTATAGCGTTATCATCAATTTCATCATAAACCTTCTGTTGACTATCCCGTAGAGGAAACCTAAACTCAGGAAATTCTACTGGCTTAAAAAGCCGGTTATCAATTATTCTATAGTGCGCTGGTATTAAATCAGTACGACCTATAGGTAACGATACCACACCACTTCTAATCAGCCCCATAGTTTTAATAACTTGGGGCGGGTCTAAAGGGTTATATGATGGAATTGTATATGTAAGCTCCCTATCAAGTTCTAACTGCAACTCAGGGGAACAATCCATATAAATTCTATTGCTGATAACTGCTTTGCTCATAATCCTAGTTCATTTTTTGCTATAATGTAGTTTTTAACGAAGCTACTGCGAACAATATCTTCTACCTCGAACTCGATAAAATCAAACTCTTCCATGCGTTTTAAAACATGAAGAAAGTCTAACATACCACTCTGACCACTCTTCAAATCAGCCTGTCTAAAGTCTCCACAGAATATAACCCTACAATTCTCACCCATACGAGTAATAATAGAATCTAACTCGTGAAAAGACATATTTTGACACTCATCAATAACAATTACTGCATTCCGTAGCGTAATACCACGAATGAAGGAAGTTGTCATAAAGTCTACAATATTTTTAGTCTTCAGTATCTGGTATGCATCACCCCGTCCAAATAGATCAATACAAATATCTTTGTAAGGTTCTTCATAGACAGAAGACTTCTCTTTCTCATTCCCAGGTAAAAAGCCAATATCTCTTGTTGGTACTGCACTACGAATAATTACTAATCGGTCGTATTCATCCTTTAGCATATCGTCAAATGCTAGATAACAAGATATAAAAGTTTTACCTGTTCCTGCTAGTCCGTGCAATACTAGGTTTTTATTTGACTCAAAAACCTTTAATTGATTTCTAGTAAGAGGTTCGATGTCTCTCAGGTCTAGACTAGCCCCTGCTATTGTGCGATTTTTTTTAGCCATAAGTTCCTACACTTTTCTATGAGTGTCTTTGAGTTTCTTGTCAGAATACTCATATAGCATCCAGGGAAATCCATTTAGATGCAGAATGCCAGCCCAAGTCATTCCTTGTTCGGGAGGCCGTGGTATAGTAAAAGGGCTTTTAGACCCTTTCACATATAAAAGTGAAGCCACATCCTTTTGTATCACTTTTTTAATTGGTAAGTACGATAGCTTTAATAACTTTGTTTTCTCATAAATAAAGGGCATACCGTTACTATCTATAAAATACTTTGTGTACTGCTTTAATATACCATTGTGACTAAATACTGCACTTTTTAACTTATACTGCTTTCTATGAGGGCTTTGTGCTCTACGAATCCCTAAAGTAGCTCCTGGCATATTTTTGTCATCTAATAAGGCACTATCTATAAATAATAGTCCATCAGCCAGCATCCAGTTATCTGAGGGTAACAAATATACTGGAAACTTTAACTTATGGGCTGTTTTATATGTGACTATTATGGTACTATTCGTCCAAGTACTTTAGCATCTGGTATATCTAACATATCTGGGTCACTTACTACTAATAACATCCCCCAGCCACAATTAAACGTATTCTCCATCTGCGCTGTGCTCATTCCTACTAATTTCTTAAGGTTCTTCCAATAAGGGTCAAGTGTAAGGTCGATACTATAGTTAAAGCCGTTGAGCACCCGTGGCAAGTTCCCATGAATACCTCCGCCTGTTATGTGAGCACATGCTTTAATATGAGTCAGATTATTCATAATCTCATTGGTATATATTCTGGTGGGAGTGAGCAAGTCTTCTGTCCATTCCTTTACATTCATCCTAATAGTGGTAAAACCATTACTATGAACTCCACTACTAGGAATACCTACAACATAGTCTCCTACAGCTATGAAAGGTGAAGGAAGTCTTTGTACTACTACTCCCATGATGAAACCAGCTAAATCAAACCAAGCCTTCTTAAAGAACATTGGGTTTAACTGAGCAGTTTCTCCACCTACTAACTTACAGCCCGCTAACTCACAGCCTTTTATAATACCCCCTAGAATCTCTTTACTTTTATCCATGTTCAGAGAACCTGTAGCATAATAGTCTAAAAAGCTGTGAGGGCGAGCACCAACACATAATATATCATTAGCGCACATTGCTACTAAGTCAATACCTACAGTATCAAACTTATTAAAGTACTCAGCAATTAATAGCTTAGTACCTACTCCATCTGTAGACAATACTATGTCTCTATAAGAGCCTACATTAATTACTGCACCATACCCAGATAATCCTAGGTATTCCGCTAATTCATTGGCCTTTGCTTGGTCAACCATACATCTTCTCGAATTTACCCATTGAATAATCATCCCCAATCTCAAAATCACAACCAACTGGGGCACCTGGGATAGACAATCCTCTATCCATTTGTATATACTTCTGTAACTGTTCTACATATGAATCTACTTCATCATCTGGCACTTCTGCTAGAATAGAGTCATGTACTAAAGCAAATATTCGAGCTTTCATTTTCTTCGCCTTAATGTGTGCTCCCATATCTATAGCGCCTAATAAGTTAATATCAGAAGCAGCAGACTGCACCAAAAAGTTAAGACCAGACCTAATACTATGACTTTTAATACCTGCGTCAGTAGATCCGACATTGGGTAATCTCCTTTTACGGCCAAAGTAACTATAAATAAATCCATTTGCCGCAATAAAAGTCTGATTATTAGTTATCCATTCTTTTAGCTTGTGGAACTCATTAAAGTACTCAGTAATTACTTCTGTGGCCTCTTGCGGGCTAAAGTACTTGCCCGAATCCTTTGTTACTTGCTCACTAATCTTCTTAGGGCCAGCTCCATACATAATACCAAATGTTACTGCTTTAGCAGCCTGTCTTTTATCTTTGTACAACTCTGCAACATCTTCTACATCACATGGTAGACCAAATACTCTCTTCGCAATACTACTATGAAAGTTACCTCCACTACGGAACACTTCAATGAGTGCTTTATCTTCTGCTAGAATGGCTGCAACATATACTTCTGCTGTTGTTAAGTCCATTGCTACAATCTTATGTCCTGGGGCAGCTTTAATACACCCCTTTACTATAGGGTTATCTCTAGGTAGTTGCTGCATATTGAGCTTACCACTAGAGCTAAGGCGACCAGAAGTAGTACTATGTAAGTTAAACCCTGTACGAAGCCTAGAATCTCTGTCCAGTTGCGGTATGATTTTATCCAAGTAAGTATTCTTGATTTTCGACTTTTGTCGTATGGCAAGGATAAGTTTTGGTACTTCTGACTGTTCGGCCAGCTCTCCAAGAACTTCCGCATCTGTCGAAGCTGCTCCTGTACCAGTTTTCTTTCCCGTAGGCTGTAGACCAAGAAAGTCAAACAAAAGAGATCTAAGCTGGACAGTGCTATTAGGGTTAAAAGTTTTTCCATTAATTGTCTCAAATTTTGATATAGCAGGATGTTTATACAACTGAGCAATTGCCTCATCAATTTCTTTTTGCATTAACTCCTGCGAGACAATAAGTCTATCCCTGTCAAAAGGTACTCCATTATCCTGAACATCAGTTAAAAACTTAGACCCAGGTATCAATATATTATCGTAGACGTTCTTCAGTCTTTTGTTCTGCTTAATCTTTACAAACTTTTCGTAGAGCAGGAAGGTACATACTGCGTCCATCGCAGCATATGTCTTCATAGTCTCAAAAGGAATACTATCCCAAGTAAATTGGTCTTTTAGTATGCCATGCTCCCTTCTATAGTTATCCATCCACTCATACATGGGCTTTTCATAGTCCCCGTATGGAGTGTACTTAATAGATAGCTGCTTAAGGCCATGCCCTCCAGGATTCTCGTCTATGAGGTAATGGAGCAACATTGTGTCCTCAAACTGAGGAAAGTTAAAGTTAAAGTGGTACTGAAAGAAAGCAACGTCAAACTTAGCGTTATGAAATACTACTATCTTCTTATCAAATAGCTGCTGAAGAAGCTCTTCAGTTTTTTCATCAAAACACTCTGTATTAATATAAACACCTTTGTCTCTTTGGTAAGACAAAGATATTCCAAGCATGTATCCATCTCGTGGGTACAGACCCGTTGTTTCGGAGTCAAGAGCAACATATTCTGTAGGAGAATCAATTGCTGCTTGAATATAGGCATTAGCTTCTTCAGTATTTTCAATGCCATACGCATTTTCACTAGTAATAGTTACATCTTCAATCTCACCTTTAATATGCTTAATGATATTATCGCGTGAAGTTTCCCATGTACCTCTAGCCTCTGGCTTAAAAGCTAACATTGCGGGGTTAATTACAGGAAGAAATTTTTCATCTACCTTCTTACCAGAATATTCAGTAACTGAGTTAATTTTGGTAAAGTATTTCAAAGCATCACTACCTACTAGAATAATCCAGTCATAGGCATCAATGTTAATTTCTATGTCACAATCTCGTTTCAGTACTTTCGTAATGGTAGGATTAGAACATAGCTGATATTGGTCAAATTCGAACTCATGATCAAATTCAGATTTGTAGTTTGTTTTACTTCTCTTAGTCTCTATTAGAGCGACTCGTGGGCTCGTCATGTATAACCTCTAGTTATATAATTTATCTTTTAGTTTTCTTACTTGTGCTTCTTTTAAAGCTCCTGGGTCTGTGCCTTTTAAACATACATTTCTAGTTAATAATTCTGCCTCTTCACACATTATCTTAACTCTTTCTGCTGCTGTTTGTCCTGCATCATCTCCATCAAAGAATATATCTACAGTGTCTACTCCCTGTATAGAAAGCATTCGTAGCTTATCTTCATTGATGTTCTTTGTGCCAAACGTACAAACTGCATTAGTTAATCCTTTATCATGTAGGTTTATCATGTCGTATATACCTTCTACTAAGATAACACAACCTTGTATCGGCTTAACTATAGGGAATAAAGGCATCCTTGCACCCGCAGGCGAGATCATATACTTAGGCGTACCGTTTGTAGTATGTCTGCCATTGAAGGCTACTATTCTGCCTGAAATATCCCTAATAGGAAAGTTAATCCTACCTATAAAGTCTCCGTCTGAGTGTTGAAAGGCTTCAAACCTTTTGTATGTCTCAGGCTTAATCTCTCTCCATGTTCCAGTATATGCTATGCTATTTTTGGGAAAAGACAAACCAATACTTTCCGACCTCTTATCTTTAAGTTTCTTTTTAAGAAGTTCTCGTCGTAGTTGTAGTTGATTTGCCTTTTCCCCAAAATAGGTAAACAAATTACCTTTGAATTCACAAGAAAAGCATTGAAATATGCCAGTGATTTGGTCAATCCTCATACTAGGATTTCTGTCTGCATGTTCAGGGTTAAGACAGGAAACTAAGAAGTCTCCACCTTTAGGTATAAAATATACATCCCTTGATTTTAGCAGTTCTTCCACGTTCACTATGTACAATCCTCTTTGCGTTTACGGAGCCAAAAAAACCTCCTTCACTCTAGAAACAATATTATACTAGAGTGGAGGAGGAAAGTCAAGAACTTTTTTTAAATATCATTGATACTTTCACCAGTTTTAGAAGCCGAGGCGTCTCTCTCTTGCGGAGTAAGAGCCGACTCGGGGCCAATTTTCAGGCTTTCCCAATCTACTACTGATGTAAATGAAGTCATAGCACCATTTCGCATTTTCACACAGTTGAGGGTAATACAATTATCCTCGTGATCCCAGGTCTCCAACGTGAATGCCGCGTCTGCTGCATCCAAAATACCCTTTGCGAAACGAGCTTCTCCACTAGCATCTGTCTGATACGGTGAGAAGACGGTAACGTCATACTCTTGTGCCATAGACTTTAAAGCCTTAGACACTTCTATCTGCTCTGTCCAGTCGTACTGGCCACCTGTTCTAGAAGGTAGGTTAGAGCGTTTTACTTGGTTTATATAGTCAACTACGATAATACCAACATTCAGGGGTCGCACTTTTTTATCAAGCTCGGCCCTAATCTTGGACAGTGTAAGTGACGGGTCATAAACTACGTCTAACTGTTGAGTTGGGAGAAGCTCACAGTTGTTAGTTAGATTATGATGAAACTTAGCAAAGTCTCGGTCGACTTTATACTCTTTCAAACGGTCTTGCCCACCTTTAAACCTAGATGCCCACCAACCTGCGACTTTCTCCCACTCAGTCAGACTAAGATTTTTGGTTCTTAATCTATTGAATGGAACACCAGTCGCAATAGAACAGCATCTCTGCAGGATATTTCTGCTATCCATCTCAATAGTGAAATAAATAGCAGACTTACCACTAGCAAATACATTCTGTGCAATATTAGCACAGATTACAGACTTACCTGCGCCCCGTTTACCACCTACCATTACCAAGTCCCTGGGAGAGAATTGTGTTGATAAGTCATACTCAGCGTTTAGACCGAGAGGGACATACTTCTCTAGTTCCTCTTCTGGCTCGAACAAGTCAATACGTTGCATACTTTCTTGCGGATCTTCTAAATCAACCTTACTTTCAATGTCTAGGACAATCTGGTGTAGGTGATCTACTGACTCTTGTGCGTCTTCAAAAGATACACTGTTGTCAATATAATCTTCGAGCGAGTTGAGTATCTCTTTCTGAGCATATTCGTTCTTTAGGTACTGAAGAAGCATGTATGCATCAGCGTCAACTTCAACGCTTTGAATTGCATACAACTTTTCTTTAGTAGCACTATCCCGAATCTCAAGCTTGAGATCATCGAATGAGGGCATTTCATGGAACTTTTCGCAGTGCTTATCAATTATATTATAAAGTGCATGATACTCAGCAGGCAGATAATGCCTATGAGTAACACTCCAGGTCTGAAAGTCCTGAAGCGTTAACACTTTATTTATTAATGCACTTGCAATATTAACCGTAATTCTCCCAAATTCGATGTTAAACAGCCACGGAGTAAAACCCAGTGGCTGCTATTTAAACAGTACTGCTAGGAATTAACCCGCAGCTTTTGCACTCTTAGCTGCACCATCGTAATCAGAAGCACTGATTTTACGACGAGTCAACATAGTCTTAACACCCCGAGCAGTTTTACCAATTGCTTCTGCGATAGCTTCAACAGTCATACTGCCGATGTTATCAATACCAGCCAAAGGGTCTTCCTTAGCGGCTGACTTGGTAGTTGCCTGACGGGGGATAGCGTCAATCTCACCAGCGCGGAGGAGGCTCAGAGCCTTACCACGAATAGAGTTTACACTTCGACCGAGTTCGGCAGCGATGTCTTCTACGAAAGCGCCGTCTGCGACCATCTTAACAAACACAGCATCTTCATCGACAGAGTAAGTGCGAACACTCTCTACTTTAGGAGCAGGTTTGACATGGGCAGTCAGTTCCATAGACAGAATCTTGCCTTGAATAGACTTAGGTGAGAAAGCGCCGTCTTCAAAGTGACCAGCAATTTCAGCATAAGTATATTCACCACTGTTGTCTTGCACGAATGCAGACAGAGTGTCTTCTTGAGCTTCTGAGAAAGCGCGTGAAGCACCAGCAGAAGCCAAGTCTACGTCGAAGCCCATTTTTCGCAGCTTGCTAGAAACGGAACGAGTAGAGGTTTCAAGGTCTTCAGCAGCAGCAGCTACAGAAGCTTGAGAGACGGGACTTTCGTCACCGATAAAGGTTGTCAATTGGGCGGTACGTTCTTCGGTCCATTTTGGTAATGAGGACATATATTTATTCTCCAGTTAAAATTAAAAGATTAGTTACAATAGTTACGCCAGCAGCTCTGGCTTGTTTAGTTTTTGCGGACTCAATTCCGCTTTCGTTCACTAGAATAGTTACATCTCTAGTTAAACTACTTTTAACCTCATAGCCATTCTCTTGAAGGGCTTCGTGTGCAAGGGCTTTCGTTTTATAACTAACTAACTTGCCAGTTATACATACTATACCCTTTACTATAGAGGTATTCTGTGGTTTTACGAACTCCCAGCTAAAAGGTAAGTCTTTCACTAGAGGATACTCTAGCTCTAACCAACTTAATAAACTGGCGGTAGATTTCTCTCCCAAACCTGCAGCACGACATCTATCATAGTCTATATCATTTATAGTATTGCAGACCTTCGCGAGTTTTTGTGCAGCAGTTTTTCCAATAAGAGGAATACTAAAAGCAGGTAATAACACATTAAGTGGTGCATTTCGTGAGCGCTGTAGTTCTTCTTCTAGTTTACTTGCAAGTCTCTCTGACCCAAGGAGAATAGAAAGCTCCATAGAGCTTCCAAACGAATAAAGCTCATTCAATTCTTGAATGTCTAACTTTCGTATAGTGGCTGGGCCTAGTCCCTTGATTTTCAAAGAGGATGCAAAGTGTTCTATAAGTTTTCCTATTTTCGCTCCGCAAGATGCGTTACGACAATACAGAAGATAGTTGACGCTTTCCAAAACCGCATTGCAACTTGGGCAATGTGTTGGGGCTTGGATTGCTATCATCTGGTATCTCCTGAAATTGAAAGTATATTATACGGCTTTTAAACATCTTTGTCAAGAATTATTTTTCTTCAGGTAGACTAACATTTATACGTCGAACTACGCGAGGTATAATTTCCCCTGAACGTATAACTTCCACTTGGCAGCCTATCTCCAAATTTAACTCTCTAATATACTGAATATTGTGCAGAGTTGCACGCCCAACAGTTGCTTCCCCAATCGTAACTGGTTCTAGTATAGCTACTGGACTTACAACCCCGCTCTTACCAACCTGCCAGACAACGTCTAACAAGGTAGTAACAATACCGGCCGCTTGCTCCTTAAGAGCGAACGCCCCACGAGGGTGGTGAGCAGTAAATCCCATCTCATGAAAAGTATTATAGCAATTAATGCGAAACACTTTACCATCAGTAGGATAGTTACTAGCATCAAATGAGGTAACAACATTGAACCCGTCCTGGCTTAATTCAGCCATAACTCTCTCAAAGGTACTCATATCGTGCCCAACCATGTCGTAAGCTACGAAGGTCACATCTCTACTCTTGAACTCTTGCAAGTCCTTAAGATTCAATGCACCCGCAGCGTAATTACGAGCATTAGGTATGGATTTAGGAGAAACGATCTCCCCAGTAACCTGGACTACACCCTTCGTAGATATACTACTAGGGACGATAAGCCTAAGTTTATCTGAGATGTCGCGACCCTGAATGCCATCACCTCGTGTCAGAGCTAACTGGAATGTCCCGTCTATATATAGAAGGGATACAGCAGCTCCGTCAAGTTTAGGTGTACATATGTATCCGTGAAGCAATGGAGCATCTGCTAAATTAAAATACTTTTGGAGACTATACATCTGAAATGTGTGCTCTATGGCATCTGTAACAGTGTATCCCACAGTATGATAATTGTGTTTAGCAGCAAGAAGGTCAAAGTCATTATCCGAAAGGATAGGACAACCTTCATAGTATAACTTACTCGCATTGTCTAAAAGGCTTCGCATATGTTTTCCTAAATTTGAAAAGATATTATACGTCAGTTTTAGCTATTAGTCAAGATTTATTTATACAAGTCTTGAATTAAATCCAAGAAATGTTCCTCTAGTACAGATTTGGACTCTGCTAGAGAAAGTATCTCTATAAGACCTGCGAACAGCTCTCTTGAATTATTAAAGTCAAGTGGCATAGCTACACCTTCTGGTGTTGGCTTCCACTCTTCATCAAAATCCATATAGTACTTTCGGAGGTGAATATATTCTATACCTCGGAAAGTATTAATAGTGAGACGAACCTGCACTTCTTTAACTTCGTCGTAGTGTATTACACGCGAATAAGCCTCTGGGGCTTCGAAAAGCTCCATTATCTTCTACCTTCATTTTTAAGAATAGAGGAGAGAGGTAATACGCTAGATACACTACTCGGTTTAAGTAGACGATAAGAGTCTGTATCCCAACAGAAAAATAGTAAAGTATCTTCAGTCTCTTTTGCTCTGTTCTTTTTACCTTGAATATAAGGTATGGAGAAGTCGAGCGTACAGACGTTGTACTTTAACTTATTTGATTGTTCACTACGATAAGTAATTATGGCATCACCATATTCACGCACTAGGTACGTTAGTTCTTGCTTTTTCACTGTAGCTCCTTTAGTAGCAGTTTAGCAATATTTATTACTGTGCTGTCTATAAAAGGCTAAAGATAACGCCGTTGTTTTGATTTCGCAGGCAGCGTTATTCCTCCTGCGTACTCCGGCGGCCCCTAGGCGGACTGCGGAATTATGTTAGCTTAGGTATTTCTACCTCATTAGTGTCAGTATCTGCGTATGCTAAAATAAAGTCTATACCAGAAGCACTAGATAAATCTTTTTGTGCTTGTTTAAGTACTCTATTTACCCTAGTACCGTTAGCTCTTCTACTTAGGCATTTACAGTCTACAAAGTAGGTTTTTCCTGTTTTAGTGTTAATAGCGACAATATCTACTAAACCTTGTGAAGTCCCCTCTTTTATAACCTCATAACCTTTACTCATTAAGTAGTTAGCTATTACGTTAGAGGCTATAGCGCCTCTAACGTGTTCCTTGAAGTTCGCCATTAATTCGATGCAAGCAGTGTAGTAAAGTACTGTGCAGCTTTACCAGTCAGCTTAGAGACAATCTCTTCGTCAACTTCATGACCTGCATCACGAATAGCTACACTCAAGGCTTCAATAGCATCAGCTTTTGATACACGAGTACTAGCACTAGGTGTGCCACCACTAGCAGCAGACTTAGAGGCTGCGGCTTTCTTAACGTATACACCAGCTTTAGTAAGAATCATACGAACACCGTTTGGTGACTCATCTAAGTCTTCTGCGATATCTTTAACAATCTCCATTGAATTTTCAGGAGTTGGTTCTGCATTTTCATACATTTCTACTGCTTTTTCTTTCTTTGCGTCATCCCAAGCCATTCTTCGTTTCCTTTTAGTAGTGTTTTTTAACCCTGGGCAAGACCCAGTGGCGTCTATCTGTTGTTGATAAAATCGGTCGCCCAAACTCATATCTCCAATTTAGAAAAGATATTATACGAGAATTTGAGCTACGCGTCAAGAAATATTTTTTATATCCTTGATAAATCAAGTCCATATTTTTTCAAGTGCTCTAGCTTACCTAACTCGTAGGCTGGAACATATGCACTAAAACCACCGGTCTGAATATCTAAATCTTCGGTTTGAACTTTTTGTAGAACATAAACTGAATAGCAGTGTGTTCCATACTTCCTTTCATAGTCAAAAGCCTGAAGTCCAGACTTGTCACTAATATACTGTTTCGTCAACTTTTGATCAACTATCACAGTGCTATGATAAGTTGAAGACCATGCTATTTCACCAACATCAAAGTCTTCGGATACACACTCATCGGGGAAGTACTCTAGCTCTCTCCTCTCTTCTTCGTTACTCGGACGGTGGGGCACACCTACCTTTTCTAGTAGAGTTTTTACAAACCCAGCGGACCGATACAATCTCCTAGAGATATCACTAACAGTGGAACCCTGGAGATAATCTGTTACTGCCTCACAAATCTCAGCATCACTAGCAGCTTTGCCTCGGTTCTGTGATTTACGTTTTGCTACATACTCTTTCTGCTCTTCATGATTTTGGATTATCAGTGTCAAGCGGGTCGTATTGTACGCTATATTTAAGACCTCGCACGCTTCCTTCTTTGTGATTGGCTTCACTGAAGAATCCTGGGGGTTTAGGAGGCCAATGACTTTTTGAACGTTCGAGGGCGATAAGTTCTCGTACTCTTTCTTCTTTACTTGTTTCCTCAAGTTGTGCCTCCAATTTAAATAATAAACAACACATTGCATGTGCTAAGTGACTGTATCCAGTTTCAGGGTCAATATCCTCTCCATCCATGTGAGCGAATATATGCCTTAATGCGCCACCCGTATACCTATTCTGAAGATTATCTAGCTTACGCCAGTTCTCTTCGTCGTACTTTGCTGCACCAAAAGTTAATACTTTTGCTACTTCAACAGTAGCCTTTGGAGGTAATAAATACATCTTAGGCTTTTCACTATCAAACTTTTTACCTTCGCTCATCAATATTCCTATGTTTGCTACGATAATCCCTTATTGCGGCTTTGATCGCATCTTCCGCTAGGACACTACAGTGAATCTTAACTGGGGGTAGAGCAAGCTCTGCTGCGATCTCAGTATTTTTAATACTTCCGGCTTCATCTAGGGTACGCCCTTTTATCCATTCAGTAAGAAGAGAAGAAGACGCTATAGCACTCCCACATCCGTAGGTTTTAAACTTAGCATCTGAGATGAGACCTTCATCATCTACTTGTATCTGGAGTACCATTACATCACCACATGCGGGTGCTCCGACCATGCCTGTGCCAACAGCATCAGAATCCTTATCTAACTTACCTACGTTACGAGGATTGTTGTAGTGGTCCATGACTTGATCAGAATATGCCATAATTATTCTCCCTAGCTTTTTAGCTCCTCAACACTTTTCCCGATGTCTGGGAAGTGCTGAGACAGAATTTCCCAGCACTGCCTTGCTATATCCATATGCTCTTTCTGAGTGCCATTTGACATTCGTAAGTCACAGTAGTGTACCCATGATCTCAGACTGCCAGCCATATACAGTGTAGTCTCTGTATTTCCTTCTGGTAGTACAGCTCGTGCCTGCTCTTTCGCAATGCCACTATCTAATGCCCACTCATAGACTTCTTTTGCTTTGTTAATTACAGAGGCTTGCTTCATGCTCCACTCTTCTGCTAGAGCTTTATTATCCGTAGCATAAGAGTTCTGCCTATTCTTTTTATCCTGTAGTCTAGCTTCACGAGTAGTAAAATTCTCACTTACTGCATAACGCTGGCTAAATTCTTGAAAAGAGAAAGACCTATGCCTTAAAATCTGCCTAGAAATGTCTCTTGTGGTTTTGATTTCCATAGTTAAATGAACCATTTCAAGTGGAGACCAATGGTTTTCTTTAATTAGAAAGCTAACTAATTTGCCAGAAGTCTTAGTGTTGTTCTGGTTAGCAGGATTACTTACTCTAGCAGCATAAGCTACTAGCTGTTCTGCACTATTACACTCTGAATAAGCCGTTGGCTTACTTAAAGCTATTAGATTTACACTACTCATATATCTTCTCCGTTCTGAATCTCTTGCTTTCCAACTTTTCGAAATCGTTTATTGTATTGTTGTTTGATCTTTTTAACAGCTCCTGAACGTGTAAGGTACAGGTAAAACTTACGAGCGGAGGTAAGAGCATCAAACTCATCTCCTCCTTTCATAGGGATTCTCACTTTCTTAGTCATTATACTTCCTTTCATAATTAGTGGTAGCGGGGGTAGGATTTGAACCTACGATCTACGGGATATGAACCCGTCGGGCTACCAGACTGCCCCACCCCGCATCAACTTCTACTCTTCCTCTAAACAATAATATGGGCCAGAGTCTGGGGCTTCATACCACCAGCGTTCTTCTGAAGCGTTAGGGCAGCGAATAGCCATTCCGTAGCCATCACCATAAAGGTACTCTCCACAAACAGGACATGATTCATCCATCTATTCACTACCCTTCTTCAATTTAGAAAAGATATTATACTATCGTTTGAGCAAGTAGTCAAGAACTAATTTACGATTTCTTTTGCGTTTAGCTCTAGTGTATACCCATACCCTTCAGCTATAATTACATCTTTGCAGTATTTAACGTTATCACCCGCACACCCGTATTTGATACCTATGTGTATGCAAGCTTTGTTCATATTATAATTGTTACTTAGGTAATGCTCCATAAACTTTACTTTGTTCTTTTGTATTTGGTTTGGCCTGGAACACCCCGTTCCACAATACTTTGCAAGCCTAGACTTATTTGTAAGTACTTTGTTGCAAAATTCCCCTTTGCAGATTCTAAAGGAGGTAAGTTGTCTTCCGGCAAACCATCCTTCTGGTATAGCTCCTGCGGGGAATTTCCTATTAACCAAAGTACCGTTTGGGTCTATATCATCAAAAGTGTACGCCCAACAGGTTCCGTGCTGAGAGTTAAGTTCACCTGTCTGATTTACGCTCATATGCTTACTAAAATCTTTTTTAGCTGCTTCATAAAGGCGACTGGTAATTTTCTTTTCTCTATCCGCCTGACCTACGCCTTTTACTGACATCATCCTAAAAGCTGCTGCTAGTTTACCAGCAGCAGCGGTGCCAGGAGCCTGCGCTTTCCACAATAATGCGTGAGCTATATAATGCTGCTTAGCTGTAAGATTGATTAAATTACTAGAATCATTAGAACCCCCCAAACATACTGGAAGTATGTGATGCTTCTCACAGTACTCTTCCTTGGGATTTTTTAGCAGGCTTGCGTCTTTAGCCTTAGCTATTAACGCATTATAATGTTTCATGTAATTCATTAAGATACCCTTCTTCAATTTAGAAAAGATATTATACTATCGTTTGAGCAAGTAGTCAAGAACTAATTTACGATTTCTTTGACAATCTCCATTTGATATATTTACCCACCAACAGCTTAACTGCAACCATGTATGGTATAAATAAAATTTTAGAAAATACATAGTTTTTATTCTGTAGTTCTTCTAGCGTAACAAACTTTTGCTGAATGTTGTCAGCGTACATGCCTTCGTACCGAAGAACTGCGTGTCCACCACCGCGTACTTCACAAAAACAAATCTTTGCTTTACGACTTACTAGGTTCCACCAGAATTTTCTCCAACTATTATCACTAATATGGAATAGTAGAGTGAGAGAAAAGTCCTCACAATCTCCCCTATAGTCATGATTCAAAGGAGCTTTAGGCCGCATTACATACCAAGCATCCCTAGAATCATATTGGTTCTTATCATACACATAGGTGTAGCAGGATGCTAGCTGTCTTACTGCGTCGTCTTTGTTCATTTCTCTCTTTGCACTCCTTTGGCCTTTTCATAGGTTCGCATTGCCCCTAATCCAAGCATACCCATAAGTACTGGCATCATTTCTTCCAGAGGTACTAGGGGTATAATTATACTTAGTTTAAATAGTGCTAGTCCGAAGTTGGCAAAGGGAATAACTATAAAATTACCCGCCATTCCTAGGCCACACACCCAACCGATGAAAGGTCTCCATCCTGCAACAAATAAACTTTTATGAGCTGCTTCAGTTTTATTGACTTCCAACTGTGCTATAACTTGCTCGTTCGCATACTTCTCCGACATGGTTGCAATTTCGTGAGCTAAAGCATTTTTCTGGTCTTTGTCCTCAATAAATTTATCTAATAGACCAGTTACTGGTCCAATTAAGCTAGCTATTATTGACATTCTCTAGTCGTCCCATCAATCGCTCAGCACGATTGCTTACTTGACGATACCATAGAGAATCCCTTCCTTCAGTAGCGGCAAGTTTCCAGTTACCTTTATCTAAAGCAACTTTAAAGTTTTTAAACTTACTAAGGCGTGGACGCCCTAGATTAAACAACATATTTACTAATACTTCTTGTACTTCTTCTGGGAAGAAATCCCAGTTCTCATATAGAATAGAGCATTCTTTAATAGCAACATCTAAGTCTGTATTAAATACTTGCTCTACTCGCTGCGCCTGGACTGCGTGTCCTACAGGTAAATCCCACTCAGGTTCAAATGGTAGTACAAGGTGTCCAATTCCAAAAGTCTTATAATCCAAATGGTCTCTGTAGACATGATACTTTACACCTTCATCTTGTTCTAGCTGTTCTCTTACGCGGTCTCTGTTCATCTTTATTTCCTATCTATAGTGCGAGGTAAATCGCGGTAAAGGGTAGTAATAATATACTAATCAACGTAAATGTATCACAAAATACACATACTGCTTTGTTCTCTAAAAGTTTCACTTTTTTCTCCATTTTAGCTTGAGCTATGCTCGTCTAGTTATTCTAGTTTCATAATCCGCAAATTCTTCTGACCACCAGTGCGGTTTTTCTCTGTGTTTCCAATTAGCGAAGGTAGCTTTATCCAAATGATAATACCTACGATAGCTTTCTATGGGGTCATTATAGTCTTTTAACTCATCTGGCATAGCTAAGCCAAATGTTGTAAATCCTAGTCTTTCTATGTTCTCTGGGTCAGGTAGTTTATTTATTACTTCTACTGCTGACTTATGTTCTCTACCATATCTGTAGTGATACTCGCTGTTAAGTGCATTAGCATAACAGTGTGTCCACTCAAAATTATCTAGTGAAGAACGTGCCCATATAGTAGAAGGATGATTATACATTGTAGGAAGATAAGGAAAGTCCCTAACTTCTTTAGTTTTCTCTGCTTTTAGTACTGCCCACTCTTCAGAAGTAAGCTTCCTAGGCACAAAGCCAATATACTTATCTATCCACATATTTGTACAAAGTATTTGTGCAGCTTCTAAAATCATCTTAGATACATGCTTGTCTACATGGTACTCTGCACACTTATCAAGATCGGAATCTAGGTAAAATAAGTTCAAAGTTACTCCTCAGAGTCATCTAAAGTTAATAATCCTACGCTCACTAGGTGCGTAATTGTTGCCTGTATTCCTTCTTTTTTACCGATAGCATAGCAACTAATGCCACATCCTAGCATGCTAAATACAAATATAGCCAAAACTTGTATATCCATTGAGCTTATCTCCTAATTTCTTAATAACCTATTCTACATGGTTTTAAGCCTGTTGTCAAGATTTTTATTCCCATAACTTTAAAACATTTATAAGGTGGATTATACAATAAATAGGGATTTATGTCAAGAATAATTTTTCCGCTCCTCATAGCTCTTACAAAAATATTTCTTGACAGACTACCTAAACTCTTATATAATACGCAGATGAAAAAAGATAAAAAGCAAGGTTGGACGGATCGTGAGAACAAAGTTCTTGCCCTAATGTATTACCATGCCGCTATAGAGGAACTGATGGATATGCTTCCAGGAAGAGTAGAGCATGATATACATAAACAGGTGTCGCACCTAAGAAAAAGAGGGCAAAAATTTAAATGAAAGTAACCGTAAGAGGTACGAATGTAGAAGGAGCTTTACGTCTATTTAAGCGTAAAACAATGGATAGTGGTATACTAAACACTGTTCGAGAAAAAGAATTCTTTGAGAAGAAATCAGCAAAAAGACAACGAAAGATGGCTGCAGCTCGTATGCGGGAACGGAAGCGTCAAGAAACTAAATCTTGACAGAGTAGTTAAAATTGCGTATAATACTTTCATAAATAAGGGAGGTTTTAGATGATAATTTACTCAGTAAAAGGAAAGTCCTCAAAGAAGTTCGATAGGTATATTCAGAACTGTCTTAATCACTTAATTCCGTATCCTATTGAAAAGGATGTGGACTTACTAATTCGATTCAAAAAACACTTAAAAAACGAGAACACAGGCCAAGCAATTGGTGATACTAACGAAGTTACTGTTGATATCGCTAGGTTTCAGGAGTTGGAGGACGGTACTATGAAACGCCTCACTCTTAACGAAATGGCTCAGAACCTGGCTCACGAATTAGTACACGCTAAACAGTTTATTTTAGGAGAAATCAACTCTACAGACTACATTTGGAAAAAGATAGATTATTCTGAGTGTAACTACTGGGAGCAACCTTGGGAAGTGGAAGCCTACCATAGAGAAGACTATTTATATAAAACTTTTTGGAGCAAGAAATGAGTAAAATAACTATAACTTATGATGATGGCGTATCCAAGATAACTCACGAGCATAACGGTGATGGACACTGGAGTGAGCATATGCAAGCTATGATTAATTTCCTGCGAGGCGTAGGGTACAGTATACCAAGAGAGGAGGATGTAGTATGAGAGTATATATTGGGCCATACCCTGTCTTCACCACTTGTAACATCTATACTAGATACATGGAGGCTAAGTACCACGGCGAATACCCTGAGGTAGAGAGCAGGGGAGAACGCTTCCTAGAGAAGATAGAGAATGCAGTACAAGAGTTTTACAATAGAACTATTAACAAGATAAGCGTAGCTCAAGGTCAAGAGGTGTCTGTTCATATTGACTCTTATGATACTAACTCTATGGATGTTACCTTAGCCCATATTGTAGTACCTATGCTGGAACAAATGCTAGATGACCTTCAGACTATCTCAAGAGTAGATTTAGAGGATATTCCAGAGTATCTACGTGAGGAAGAACACTTTGAATACGAATATAATGCAGAAGGTTGGGAGTGGGTACTTGGTGAAATGTTGTTTGCCTTTGAAAGCAAACGAAATGAAACATTCGTAGAAAAATACGAACAAGAAAGAATTACTAACGGTTTCCGACTGTTTGGTAAATATTATGAGGGGTTGTGGACTTAAATGGGTAAGGGTGATAGAGCTAGAAAAGTGGATAGAGTTAAGTTTAATAGTAACTGGGATGCTATATTCCGTGCAAATGAGCTTGAGAATCTAAAGCATGATTGGGATTTGATGTATGAATTCATATCTGCTTTTGACGAGGATTTCACACATGAACTAAGACATAATTTAAAGAGGAAGAAAGATGCAACAAACTGAGTTATGGCCTACATCAAAAGAGAACTACAAAATCGTCTCATCACTTGACGAATTGCTCATGCACGCTTATAATGATGACATTGTTGAATACTACATTCTAGGATGCTGGAAACGCATTGCTGCTAGTAGCATTCTTGCTCGTTCAGTTCATGATACAAAGAGTGATATTATTGATAAGGCGTTTCGGGTTCCACTTCCTTCAGAGGTTATAGTATTAGTGGAGTGTGAGACTGACCACGCCTTATTTAGATGGTTTAAAGCAGGAGCTATTCCTGGCCCTCAGTGGGCACCAACTGGAAGATACGTTAGAAGCGCTGTCTTATTTAAATAAATCTTGACTAGAAGCTCAAAGGAAGGTATAATATCTTTTTAAAAATTAGGAAATAAAATGACATTTGAAGAATGGAATACTTTCATCTTTCCACATGATGTAGAATCTGCACGAGCTGCCTGGAACTTTCAGGAAGCGAGGATAGAGAAGAATTTGCTTCTCACAATCACTATGGAAGAGGCTGGAGAGCTAATTAGAGCTTGCAGTAAACTTATTAGACATGGTGGTTCAGAGGAGAAGCATCTTAACAACCTAAGAGAAGAGATGGCGGATGTGCAGGCTTGCATCCAACTCTTAGGAGAACAGTACGACGTTTCTAAAGAAGTTCTACTTGACCGAATGGTTGCCAAAACTTTTAAGATATCAAAGGAGATTTCTAAATGAGGTCAGAAGAGTACATAGCTGCCTGTGAGCAAATAATAAAAAGGCAAGCAGGGGATATTGAAAGACTGAAGAACGTGATTAGAGAAATTCGAAGCGTGGCTAATTTGTCTGTAGAGCAGATGGCCTGCTACCAATCAATGCTAGACCAACCTGAGGAGTTATAATGGAACTGAGCGGTACTAATTTTGAGCTAGTAGGAGACTTTATGGAGGTCTTCGGACAGATCGTAGAGCTTGACCCTCGTATGCCTGACTCTGATACTATGGATTTACGAGTATCATTGATTGAGGAAGAGTTAGACGAATTGAAGGAAGCTATCGCAAATAATGATATTGTTGAAGTAGCTGATGCACTTACTGACCTTCTTTATGTTATCTATGGTGCTGGGCATTCGTTTGGTATTGATTTGGATGAATGTTTCGCTGAAGTACATGGTAGCAATATGTCAAAGCTAGGTGCTGACGGACAGCCGATTTACCGCGAAGACGGTAAGGTGCTGAAAGGGGCTAATTACTATGCACCTAACTTGAAGTCAGTTCTCTTTTACGGCTTTTACGATGAATAGTTTCGACAGGTTTGCTACAAGGTTATGGGAGGATGCTCGTCAGGGATTGGGGTTAGGGGAGCCTCCTCTTTCCCTTCGTGCATATACTGCAACTAACAGGTCTAGTATTAGGAGGGCACACATGAAAGATTTACAGGAATTTACGAAAGAGTTGTATATTCAGAACATAGAAGAGCGAGATGCTTGGGGCGACCCTGCTATATCCTATCAAGAGTATACTGCGAAGAATAAGACTTTCATTGAACAGGAATATTATAAGTTTCTAGGCGAAGACCTAGAGTTTATGAATGAGTTGGGTACTTAACCTTTATTTTCTCCAATTCTGCTTTCAGGGCTGCCATCTCCTTTTCCATCTCTCTAGTTCTCTTTGTCAGTAAAATCAAAGCCCGCAGTGTTTCTCGTTCTATCATAGTTTCCATCCTCGTTTTCTTAAATAGGCAGCCTGGTTATGTATAGCAGCTAAAGTCCTTCCAGGCAGTAGTTTTTGTATTCCTTCTTTTCCGTAATTTAACTGTAGTATATGCCTTTCATCTCTAGTCCAATATTTATTTCTCACCGTGGATATCTGCAGTTTTGAACGCTTTCCTCTTACTGAGGATACTGTGCGTTTTAAGCACTTAGCTAAGTCTATTAGACTCATATTTGGATTATCGTAAAGGAACTGTATATCTTTTTCTGACCACATAAATTATCTCCTAATGAAAGTAATTATACAGTATTTACCTATGAAAGTCAAGAATTATTTTTATGGGATTCTTCATAATTCCCCCAATTCTATGAGGAATTTCAAGTGGATAGAAAAATAATGTATCTTTTCGCTTGCGTGTTATGAGGTTTCATGATATAATAAATACTAAATTGATAGGAACTAAGGTCTAGTAGAGATTCTTCACAACCAAAAGCAAAATCAATTTCTTTAGATATTTGTGCAATTGAACTGGAAGCGGATAAAAGGAGCTTCCGATGTTCGAATCCACAATATTATCTACAGTGAAATTTACTTTTGCACAAACCGCTAAGAAATTAGCTTTAATACATCACCTTCTGACCAATTGCTAATGACCTTGATAATTTACTATGACTTATACGGGTCTGAAAGGCAAAAACAAAGCTCCCTGGTCCAAGAACCCTTTACTACAATAACACCCAATCGGACCATTTACGCCAACCGCTTCTTTCCGTTGTTTTATTACTGTTTCCGGTAATTTTACCGAATTTGAAGAAGAGTTTCTCCCTTGGCATGCTGGTTTATCCTAGATACAAAAAAGCCCTCGTAGAGAAGGCTTTGCTTTATTATGTTATTTCTACTCTTTTTCTTTAATCCCTTTGAGCACCCGTAGCGAGTTCAAGGTGTTTTAGTACATGCTTTGGAGCTTTCTCTAATCCAACGAGGATCTCCAATTCTAAGTCAAGGTTATTCGCTATGGTGTTGACTAATTCAACTTTAGTCACTGGTTCATGCCCACTTTTTGACTTATAAGCAGCTCTCTGATATACTCCCTCTCTGCTTAACTTACCGATTATTGATTTCGTACTTCTAATCATCAATAATGCTAGTGCCTCTACGGTATCCCTCGTCGGATTACTCGTATACTCACTTACCATATACTTTGTTTCTTCCTCAGTGTAATTCATGTATATCACATCCTACTATTTCTTCAACCAATTCTACTGTAGTGTTGTAGTACTTGGCTATTTGCTGTAAAGTCCATCCTTCCTCTATTTTTTCTGCTATTGCTTCCTTCATTCTCATGTTTTATCCTCATCTTCTTCAGGGTTTACTAAGTATAGATGTGCTCGCTCTTTAAATAACATAGTAGCTTCATCCTCGTCGTAATCTTCATCATCCTCATCTATTGGGTGCATTAGTACGGGGGTACCTTCTTCTCCCCACTTGATTGAATAAGTCCCATCTACATTATCCACCACAATTGCTCTAGTACTATAGGTTAGCAATACTACTTCCAAATCGTTGTGAGGAATTAATGCTGCATATTCTCCCAGAGTTACGTTATATGCCTGTTCTAGCTCATATGTGTGCTGTTCTAGCTCATGTAGTTCCTGATGAATCCTATCCAGAGTTACATAGTAGGATTCTAACTCTTCTGCTTTCTTAAATAAATCTTTTCTATAGTTAGAAACTTTAGTATCAGGAAACTTTATTACTTTCATTTAAACCTCATATCTGCCTAGTTTATCACGCCCGTAGACCTGAATAAGAAATAGCTCTGTGTCACTGTTAGGCCAGAAGAATCTGATATCCTTCAGAAGACCCTTTTCCTGCTGTTTAGCTAAGTCCATTGCTTTAGCATAGAACTCCTCGCTTTTAACTCCATCCTGTTCTACCATAATTTTTACTGACATTTTAGCTATCCTCCTGTGAAATTTATATGAATATTATATACCCCCGAACAAAAATTGTCAAGATTTATTTAATGTCACGCATAAAAAAACCTCCGAAGAGGCTTAATTAATAAAATGATGCTAGGTTCCTACCTTCCCAACATCCGAACACCTACCGTAGTTTTGGATCACTATAAACCACTACTCTTTTATAACCTGAGTAGCTGGGCTGGACAGGGAGGGATAAAGTTTACTGCCGATAATCGCCAATGCGTCCCCAATTCACAGTACCGGAACTGCTATAACCCCTTTCACCTTAGTACCCTTGAAAGGTAGGGTTTATCTTAACTGCCTAGAAAGTACTTATTTAGTGCTTCCAAGTCAGCTTTAGATGCTTTTACTAGGCTGGGCAGAACCACACCTACTGCATTTTCTATGTTTGCTACAATCTCATCTTTTCTTACAATTGGAGCACCAGCTTTAGTTACTCGTTCTGCTGCTTTGTATACGCCTTCACGAACCAGTTTAGCAATAATAGAACGTGGTGCTTTGTTGTACTCTACTGCCAACACATCTACCGTTTGACGGCTAGGGTTAGCTTTGTATGTGTCTAAGATGTCTACTAACATTTCTTCTGTGTAATTAACCGCTTTATCCGTCATTTTTATTTCCTCTTTTTCAATTTTTGAAAACATATTATACTTTTTTATTTGGTACTTGTCAAGAACTATTTTTTGGATCTATCAGTAAACATAATTATTAATCCAAAACCTATTACAGTCCAACCTAAGATTATCAATAAGCGTAACATATCATGATCCATCATACGTTTCTACTCCATACTTCTTTAATAATATAGTAGTCTTTCTGGTCTTGGAACATAGGTAGAACAAATACCATGCTTAGAAAGTAACAACCGCAACAATCATACTGGTGGTTACAGCTACCAAACCCATCCATCTCTTCCCTTCTGATAATTGTCCTTACTTCTTCCAATGTGCTATTAGTTCTTATAGTTGTGTAGCATACACCATTTTCTTCGTCTACTCCATAGTCTACTACATTACCCTCTTCCAAGCATTCTAACACTACTTCTACTAATGCTGAACTCATAGGCTTTCTACCTTTTCATAGAAGAACTCATCACCGCACATAGCTTCTACAACATCTTCTTCGCCCCACTCAGAGTATTCCTCCAAAGCGCTAAGCTCTTCACGCCACTCTTGTATCTGAGCGTTCCAAGCATTTTCAGTATAGATTACAAACTCAGTTGAAGATATATCAAACGTAACTACTTTCATATTTTCCCCTTAATTTAGTTATAACAACCTGTTGTGTCGTGGTCATAAGTGCCACCAATAGCGTTTAGTACATTAGCAGCAGTCTTTGCTTCTATCTCTGACTGATATGTGGCATCGTCATAGATAAAGTACTCTTCACCACCAACGTAGTGGCCTATTACCCAGCCTGATTCTTCGGGTTCATACTGCACTTGCCAGTTGTTCAGTGTGACGCTCATGTTTTCTTCCTTTCTTTAATTTATGAAAGTATTATACGCCCACTTGAGCGTGTTGTCAATAACTTTTTAAGAAACATTGCACTGCATGCGGATTTTAATTCCGGGAGGCCGTTGCGAATTGGATGTCAAGACTTTTTTGCTTCAATCTACCAAAATTATCCAGGATTTGCCTCAATTTGCCCAAATTTCCCTGCACCCGCCCCGATTATCTCAGACTAGGTCTTTCTACCCCTAATTTCCGATACTTATAAATAGTACTTGACAAAATCGCTTGCGCACTGTAAAATCGGCGCCTTTGAAATAATTCGTGGAGATTGCTAGCAACATAGAAATAAGACTTGACATATTGCTCGAGATGTGCTAATAGGTCTCCGGCAAGCATTCAAAAAATAGTCGTTGACTTACTACTGGCGCCCCCGCGCCAATTTTGACAAGATTGCTCAAAATATAGACTACACCATTCCCAACCAACTAAATTATTCGCGCTTGAGGTCCATGCAAAAATA